TAAAAAGAAATCAAATTAATAATTACAGGTGGTCCCCAACAACATCTACTTTTGATATTTTACATGGGAAAAACGGAGTTGCAACAGAACCTTTTACAAATTTAAGTTTTAATACAAGAGATATTAATCAACTTGAATTAGGAATAAATCAATCTACTTTTTTAGATCAAAAACAAAAAAATATTATAACAGAGGGAATCAATAAATTAGGTGGAAGTGGGGATCCTGAACTTATCCAAAACAGACAAATAGGTTTAGCAAAGTCTAAAAATATTAGTGATTATACATTGTTAAAAGAAGATTTTTTAAAAAAATTAACGGATAAAAAATTTGGAAAGGTTGCTGATGTAATAGTTAAAGCATCACAAGAGGGTGGTTTTGGGGATGTTATGCAAAGATATTGTATGAGAAAAAAAGCTAAAAAAGGTGGTAGAATGTTTTTAAGCACCGGTAGTGGTTGCCCTGCAGCAAGAGACAATCCAAAAGAATTTTTAGAAACAATATCTCAAGATCCTAAAATTTCTAAATTTTTTAGATCTTCAGTTGGTAAAAAAGCTGCGACTGCAGCAGCAAGAGTAACTGGTAATGTTTTAAATCCATCAACATTGGTAGGTGGTGAGGTTGCTTTTGTTTTAGCAGATGGTTTAAATAATTTTAGTAAAGGTATGGACTTAGCAGAATCTTTTGACAAAGCATTTATATTTAAAGATTTTAAACAGTTTGATAAAAACATAATGGAACAAGCACAAAATCTTGGATACGATCAAAATCAATTAAACCTTTTACAAGAAACGATGAACATAAATAGATTAGACAATAGACAAAAAGCTTTAGAATATGGATTAGATGTTGAAGCATCAGATCCAAGTAGTTTGACTTCTGATGCAACAATGGGCTTTCCACAAAGACTTGTAGAAACAAAAAATATGTTAGATAAATCTGTGGGTAATTATATAGGCACTTTAGATAAAATGGGATTTGATTTAAGAAAAGACTCTTCCTTTGAAACAGGTTTTAGATATTTAGACAATGTATTTAAAAAGAAAACTCAAGATGAAATGTTAAAAACTTATGATAAAAGAAAACGACAAGTAGATCCAACAAGCGGTACGTTAGGAAATATACTTGATCCTATTTTAGATGTTGGCGCTTATACACAGCCTTTTAAATTTGCAGCGGACGTAGTTAATCCTTTTACAAAAAATGTTCCATTATTATCTGATCGTCAAAGAGAAGCAAAATATTTAAGAGAGATGGATCCAAGAGAATTATATTTATATAATAAACAAAGAGGATTTACTTTAGATGACATAGAAGCAGGTACATCTCCTCAGATAAGACAAGTAATGGAACAACTAGGTGGAGCTGCAACAGGGCAAGGTTTTTTTCAACAATTTGCAGGCGGTGGTATTGCTAAAATGGCAGGCGATAGATCAGGCGCTATGCTAACATCCATGAACCCTGATTCACAGGGCTTGTCAGGACTATATAAACGTGCTATGAAGATGAAGGAGTAATTAAATGGCAGAAATCGACAAAGGACTCCCAAACACTAGAACTGAAATTGACATCCCTTCAGATGAAGAGATGGCAGAAGAGGTTAGTGTTCAGGAGGAAGAAGCAGAACAAAAAGGACCAATTGAAGTAGTACCTGAAGAAGACGGTGGTGCAACAATTGACTTTGAACCAGGATCAATCAATATTCCTGGAACAGAAAATCATTTTAATAACTTAGCAGATATTTTACCAGAAGATGTAACTGAACCAATCGGAAACGAAATGGTACAGAATTACATGGACTATAAATCTTCAAGAAAAGATTGGGAAGATACTTATAAAACAGGTTTAGATCTTTTAGGTTTTAAATACGAAAACAGAACTGAACCTTTCCAAGGTGCATCTGGTGCAACACACCCAGTTTTAGCTGAAGCAGTTACACAGTTCCAAGCTCAAGCTTACAAAGAATTATTACCTGCTGATGGTCCTGTAAGAACAGATATTATAGGTGTTAAGAATCCACAAACTGAACAACAAGCAGAACGTGTAAAAGATTACATGAACTATTTAATAATGGATACAATGAAAGAGTATGAATCAGAATTTGATTCTATGTTATTTCATTTACCATTAGCTGGATCAACTTTTAAAAAAGTATACTACGATGTATCGATGGGTAGAGTAGTATCAAAGTTTGTACCGGCAGATGAATTAGTCGTTCCGTACACAGCTACCTCATTAGATGATGCGGAAGCGATTATTCATAAAATAAAAATTTCAGAAAACGAATTAAGAAAACAACAAGTTAACGGTTTCTATTCTGACGTAGATGTAGGACCTCCAGGTGAAGATTCAACAAGTGATGAGGTTGCTAAAAAAGAACGTGAATTAGATGGCACAAAGAAAACAGGTAAGAACGAATCTGTATATACTTTGTTAGAGTGTCATGTAAATTTAGACTTAGAAGGTTTCGAAGACGTTGGTGCTGATGGTCAACCAACAGGAATAAAATTACCTTACATCGTAACAGTCGAAGAAGGTAGTAGGAAAGTTCTTTCGATTAGAAGGAACTATGCGCCCAATGATCTAAAGAAAAATAAGATCCAATATTTTGTCCATTTCAAATTTCTGCCAGGACTTGGATTTTATGGCTTTGGACTCATTCACATGATTGGCGGATTGAGTCGTACGGCAACGGCGGCTCTCCGTCAATTATTAGACGCGGGAACATTATCAAACCTACCGGCTGGATTTAAACAAAGAGGTGTAAGAGTTAGAGATGAAGCATCACCAATACAACCAGGTGAATTTAAAGATGTAGATGCACCAGGTGGTAATTTAAGAGATGCATTCTTTCCATTACCATACAAAGAACCATCTCCAACATTATTAAATTTATTAGGTGTTGTTGTATCCGCTGGTCAAAGGTTCGCGGCTATTGCTGATATGCAAGTGGGTGATGGAAACCAAGGTGCTGCTGTTGGTACAACTGTAGCTCTTCTTGAAAGAGGATCACGTGTCATGTCTGCAATTCACAAAAGATGTTATGCAGCGATGAAGAATGAGTTTAAATTATTATCAAAAGTAGTTGCACAATATTTACCACCTGAATATCCATATGATGTTGTTGGCGGTGCACGAAATATTAAACAAACAGATTTTGATGACAGAGTAGATATTATACCTGTTGCAGATCCAAATATATTTTCAATGTCTCAAAGAATTACTTTGGCACAGACACAATTACAAATTGCTACATCAAATCCGCAGTTACACAACATGTATCAAATTTATAGAAACATGTATAATGCGATTGGTGTAAAAAATATCGATGCGGTGTTACCACCTCCTGCACCGATGGCTCCAATGGATCCAAGTATGGAACATATTAGTGCAATGGGAATGAAACCTTTCCAAGCATTTCCTGGTCAAGATCACCAAGCACATATTACAGCTCACTTAAACTTCATGTCGACTAACATGGTAAGAAATAATCCTACGATTATGGCTGCAATACAAAAAAATATACTTGAACACATCTCAATCATGGCTCAAGAACAAGTTCAATTAGAGTTTAGAGAGCAAATGCAACAAATGATGATGTTACAACAACAAGCTGCGGTAAATCCACAGGCTCAACAACAACTTCAACAGATCACACAAGCAATTGAAGCAAGAAAATCGGTGTTGGTTGCTGAAATGACTGAAGATTACATGAAGGAAGAGAAGAAAATTACATCACAATTTGATTCTGACCCTCTATTGAAGCTAAAATCACGTGAAGTTGACCTTAGAGCAATGGAAAATGAACGTAAAAAGATGAATGATGAAGCAAATCAAGACTTACAAAGGTCTAAATTGATGCAAGCACAAGAAATTGCAGAAGATAAGCTTGAACAGAACGAAGATTTAGCTAAACTACGTGCTGGAGTTAGTCTTGCAAAGCAAGGTGTACAACAAGCTCAAGTTATGATAGACGATAACTAATAAAAAGGAGTAAAAATGCAAAAACTAGATAAAATAACAGATGTTAAAGTTGCAGATCAGCAAGTAGAGATCGATCCAAGATCAAAAACAACTGCTGACAAAGCTTTTAACTATATTGGTACTGGTGGACCTGAAGAAGAAGTTCAAGGTCAAGGTGCAGTGCTAGCTGAAAAGAAAAGAAAATCTAAAGCTTACTAATATGTGGTTCAGTGCTCTTAAATTAGCACTTTCTGCAGGCAGTAAAGTGTATGCTAACAGACAAAAAGCAAAAATGGCTATGTCTGAGGCACAACTATTGCATGCTGAAAAACAAGCGCGTGGTGAAGAAGCTTATCAAGGCAAATTACTAGAAGCTAGAC